CGATCGTAATTCCGTCTAGATTCTTTGTGCCAAAACCTTGCGTATAGACTGGTGTATTACCCTGAGAGGACATAAAAGATCTCCTTGATTCAAACCCATATCTACAACTAACTAGAATTAGTTTAAAGCAATAAATTAAATTTTTTCTATCCCTTTAAGATTGATAGAACCACAGCCATGTACGAATAAAAGTCATAGTGATTTATGGCTACATCCATCGCATGCTTGGGCAGATTTTCTATATTTTTGAGCATCTGCTCCAACATCTCGATTTTTTCGTCTTTGGTCATAATTTTTGGCTCAGGTACATCATTTCGATTATTAGACTGGGTATCATCTTTAACTGTTACCACAATCTCATTGCCTTCGTCGTCGACCCTGAGAAAGTTTTTCCAATCTTTTGCTGAGCACTGCAAATAGTCTTTTCCCCCATCGATGCTGATCTCTCCACATTTACAAGTTACGTAGTCGTAACGGTGGAAACTTTCTAGAATGTCATTACAAAGTTTACATTTAGCTCGATTTTTCATATTTTCCTTTTTAATGAATCATCTTTTGTGCCCTAAGCAACTGGAGTTTATCCTAGACTCAACCAAGAAAATCAACATCGCACACGGAGCGGTGCGTTGTGGTAAAACTGTAGGTACGCTCTTTAGATTTATGCAAGCAGTCAATAAATGTCCAGATAACCAAATATGGATGATAGGGCGCAGTTGCGATACCATCTATGATAACTGCGTAAGATTATTAATGGAAGCATCCGACCCAAGCAATCCCCTTTCTATTTTTTTTCCATTTCTAACCTGGAGCCCTGGGAAAAGGCAACTGCTCTTTAAAGACAAGATCATTTCAACTGTCGGCGCAAAAGACGAAGGCGCTATCGGTGCAATTCAAGGTAAAACATTTTCACTTTGTTACTGTGACGAGATTACTCTCTATCCAGAAAGCATTATTGATATGGTGCAAACGCGCCTGTCTAACTCATATTCGCAACTTTTTGCATCATGCAACCCTTCCCACCCTACTCATAAAATCAAACAATGGATAGACAAGGCCGAAGCCGGCGATCCTCTTTATTATTCTCTGCATTTCAAGCTAGAGGACAATACTTTTCTGACTGAAGAGTACAAGAGGATGATCCGAGAATCCCTTTCTGGGCTTTTCTATAAAAGAAATTATCTAGGATTATGGTGCCTGGCGGAGGGAGCTATCTTTGATTTTTTTGATAGGAAGATCCATGCGATAAAAAGGCCGCCCAGAGCAGCGGAATATTGGATTGCCGGCATAGACTACGGCATTTCTAACAATTTCGCCTGTGTCCTCATCGGTATTAATACGGGGCGTAGCACACAATCAGGTGTATATCGTTGGGTAGAAAAGGAATATGTATGGAATTCCGTAAAGATGGGAAGACAAAAGACGAATGCAGAACTTGCCAGAGATGTAGAAGAATTCTTAGCCCCTTATGCAATTCGGGGTATATATATAGACCCGAGTGCTGCATCCTTTAAGGTAGAACTCAAACGCAAGGGATTAGTCACTATTGATGCCGACAACGATGTTATTAACGGGATCACGTTCATGACATCAGAAATGTCAGAGGGAAATCTCTTTGTGTGCGAGGAATGCAATGTCTTAATCGATGAAATTGAACAGTACGTTTGGGACAAGAAAAAGGGAGAAAAGGGGGAAGATGCTCCATTAAAACAAAACGATCACTGCTTAGATGCCCTGCGCTATGCCATCTTTACTCATAAAGTGACTAAGTATCAGCCTTACGCACACAATCCGACCAAATATATGAGCGAGCGGTTTAAAAGCAATTTTTAATATTTATTTTCTTGATTTTTCAATTTCTAAAAGTCTTTCGTGAAAATCTTTCATTAAATCATATGTTTCTTTGTGAACAGACAAGATCAAATTTCTTTGAGCTTCTAATTTATTATCCATATGACGAGCATCTGTTCTTGATTCAGTCCTATTCCAAATAAATAGACCGAAAACTCCTAAGAAAAATATTACAAATTGTACCCACTCCATGAGTTGCTCCTTTTTTGCAAAAATTATAGCATTTACTCAGTTTACATAAAAGCAGGTTTTTTTTATTATGCTCTCGAATGAAAGAGCATAAGATCTATTTTGGTAAGAAATTTTATAAACATCCAACTGGTTATTGGTCTTGTACTAAAGATGCAAGCATTTACGCGCATCGTTGGGTCTGGACAATGTTTTTTGGAGAAATTCCAAAGGGCATGAATATCCATCACATTGATCATGACAGATCCAATAATGAGATCACCAATCTACAGATGTTGGATAAGTCTACACATATGAAGTATCATTGGAGAAAGAAGAAATTCAATCCGCACCAAATGTATTTTTGTTTTTAAATGCTACATGTCTTGGAGATAGAGAAATGTTCTTAAACCAAACAAAAATAGCGTAAGTTGACGCTATAACCTCAATGATGTAAGGTGAATTTTTAAATAAACCTTATACAAGGAGGGCAACTTGTCTTTTTATTATCCACCCTGGAACGCAGAAATAGAACCAAATCAAGGTAACGTTAGACAGTGGCTTTAAAATCGGGCCACTTTTTTGATAGGTAAAGCGATAATTTGTATTCCAAATTTCAGCCTATCGAGCAGTCTTAAGATCGGGACTGTAAAAATCTTCTCTGATTGACTTGGACCTCCCTTTGGGAAGACAAGGCGGAAGCGAAAGTACCGTGAACGACTGAGTGAGAAGACCCGAAAGGGAAGCGACAGTCTGAACTCTATGGTAACATAGAGAGAGCGATCCGAAGAGGTTGCTCCGCCTGTAGAACAGTAGATATGTTATACCGGTCACACAAGTAACAGAAAGCGTTGGAACCAAAGTAACATCGATACGCTTTTCTATGCAGGCGCCCAGAATTTTGTAAACAGATATTTTAATTTTAGTCCCACCACGTCTTACAACAACTACTATTTTAACCTGGTTCAGCAGCCAATAAACATGATTACGGGCTATGAGCGGCAACATTCAAAAAATTTTTTGTATCAATCCATTGAAGGATCAGACGCTCAAACAACCGACCAATATACAAAATTAATACAGCACGGTGCTGCGATGGGTGGAGTACATCAACAAAAATCCAGAGCTAAAGAACAAGCGGCGATTACTGGTATGGTGCTATTGCAACCCTATTTAGATTTTACTGGGGCTGATCCTGCGCAAGGAGAAATGAAAGTAAAATTATGGGAATACAACAGCTTTTTATGCGATCCTTATGCAAGAGAACTTGATTTTTCAGACTCTCAATTTGTTTGGTGTCAGGAATATATAAATAAGCAAGAAGCGGAGGCAAGATTCCCTGGCAAAAAAACTCAAATTATGCCGATGTCAGGAACGCCACAGCGATTTGGGAATTTTTATTTTCTGCCAGAGAATTACAATATGGCTCGCAATGACCTAATGGTTCTGAGCTATGTCTGGTATAAATGGAAACGCAAGAAGAAACGTCTCTATTCACAACGGCGCAACCAGTTTTTTGACTTTGCAGGCGGCGACGGACAGATGGATGCATTGCTGCAAAACATTCCTGATCTCCAAGAAGTCACCGTCGAAGTACCAACATGGAAGTTAGCCGTCGTATTGAATGATCAGTTGATGTTCCAAGGCGATAATCCGCTTGGATTTGATGATTGTCCATTTATTCCTTACGTATGGAATTATGAACCCCATATTAACTATTACGACCTGCGAGTGCGCGGTCTGATCCGCACGATGCGCGATCCTCAGTTCTTGTTCAACTACAAAGTTATCCAAAACAACGATATTGCGGCAGCTACTATCAATGCAGGATGGAAGCGCAAAGTCGGAGCGGTTGCTAACGAAGACAATCTTAAAAAGAGCGGTCAGGGCTGGGATGTAATCGTTAATGAAGGTTATGAAATGACCGACGTAGAGAAGATCATACCATCAGCCGTACCGGAATCGGATCTAGCTCTTGCTCAGCAAATGGCTGACCTTATCTATAGTACTTCAGGAATTAATCTAGAAAACTGGTCTGGGCAAAATGATAAACAGATATCCAGTCTTACAATGCTAATGAAGCAAGCAGCCAATTTGATGGTATTCCAAAAGTATTTCGACCAATGGGACTATGCGGATGGGAAGCTCGGGGAAAGGCTGCTTCAAATAGCTCTAAACAACTGGAATGCCGAGAAAGACAAACTTTATATAAAT